TTTTGACTGCACTTGCACTGTCTGGTATCGCAGCGTACTATTCAGTAATCGGTCTTGCACAGATATTTCCGGGTTCATACTGGCCAATCATCATCATGGGTTCTGTGCTTGAAGCAGCGAAATTGGTAACTGTGTCTTGGGTATACAATCATTGGAAGACAACATTTTCTGCACTTAAACTTTATTTTTTGATTGCAGTTGTATTGCTGATGGGCATCACTTCAATGGGCATTTTTGGTTATTTGTCAAAAGCACACATTGAACATTCAAGTACCATAGCACCACAAGCGGCAAAGGTAGAAATCTATGATGAAAAGATCAAAGTTATTCAATCGCAAATTGAGAGGAACAACAAGAACCTTAGTCAGTATGATGAGGCTGTCGATCAAGTTATGGGCCGCTCGAAAGACGAAAAAGGTGCCGAACGGGCGAATCAGATCCGCAAAGCCCAACAGAAAGACCGTGAGAGAATCATTGCTGAGACTAAGAGGCTACAAAAAGAGATACAGTTACTCACGGAAGAGAGGCTCCCTTTATCCTTGGAAGTTAAGAAGGCTGAATCGGATTTGGGGCCTATAAAATATGTAGCAGAAGTAGTATATGGCACACAAGATCGTGATTTGATTGATAAAGCAGTTCGATTGGTGATCTTCATCATTATCATCGTGTTTGATCCTTTAGCCGTCTTATTATTGATAGCAGCAAATCAAACATACCGCAGAATTAGAGAAGATAAGGATGAGATTGAGCCGATCAAAAAGGTTGTAAAGAAGAAAAAACTTGACAACACACCCACACGTAGTTTAGAATCATTTTTTGTAGATGATAAACACACGGTTATACCCAAAGACAAAATAGCAGATATTGGAGATATGAATGAGCGTTCTTGAAAAATTAAAGAAAGCATCGACAATCAAAGAAACGTCGGTACTTTCCAAATCAAAGTTCTTTACGGATAAAGACATGATTCAAACTGATGTGCCTATTATTAATGTGGCACTGTCAGGTAATCTTGATGGTGGTTTGACACCAGGACTTACCATGTTTGCAGGTCCATCAAAACATTTTAAAACCGCATTTGCTTTACTCATGGCAAAATCATACATGAAGAAGTATGAAGACGCTGTTGTTCTGTTTTATGATTCCGAGTTCGGCACACCACAAAGTTATTTTGACGCATTCGGTATTGATACTGAAAGAGTGTTACACACACCAATTACCGATGTCGAGCAACTAAAACATGATATTATGAATCAGTTGCAAAATATCGAAAAAACTGATAAAGTGATTATTGTGTTAGATTCGATTGGCAATTTGGCATCAAAGAAAGAAGTTGAAGATTCAATTGAAGGCAAATCTGTTGCTGATATGAGTCGTGCAAAACAGATGAAGTCGTTGTTTCGCATGGTCACACCACATTTGACAATCAAAGACATTCCAATGGTTGTTGTCAATCACACATACAAAGAAATTGGTATGTTCCCGAAAGACATCGTTGGTGGTGGCACAGGTTCTTATTACTCAGCAGACACGATCTGGATTCTTGGTCGTCAGCAAGACAAAGATGGTACAGAAATTGTCGGCTACAACTTTATCATCAATGTAGAAAAATCAAGGTATGTTCGTGAAAAATCTAAAATTCCTGTTACTGTGTCTTTTGATGGTGGCATCAATAAGTGGTCTGGTTTACTGGATATTGCACTCGAAGGTAATTTTGTATCCAAGCCTAGTAATGGTTGGTATGCCAAAGTAGATCAAGAAACAGGTGAGGTACTAGACAAGAAGCGATTCGCAGACACACAGACTGAAGAATTCTGGAAAGACATTCTTGCTGATGAACGTTTCAAAGAATTCGTAAGGAAAAAATATGAAATCACTTATAGCAGCATTCTTGGAGAAGATGCCGTTTTGGAAGAAGAAGATGAAGCCGCAACATAATATTGATTATGTTCTAATTGATTCAGATGATGGTACAAAAACTGGCATAGGCATTCAAACTGGTGAATATGCTGGTGTTTTGTATCACTACGGCAAAGTTAGACTTTCCGAAGAGGGTGATTTTGCAAGAATGATTTTTAGTTATACGATTGTGTCATCACCCAGAATACCAATAGATGATTTGACACAAGATGAAAAGTTTCATACCTTTATTGGTGATGTATTAACAGATATACTTATGAATCAAGAAAGCGCAAATGAAAAGATTGGAAACCACGATTCTGAAGAATTTGATATTTAATGAGGACTATACAAGAAAGATTATTCCTTTTCTAAAGACCGAATACTTCACAGACTCAACAGAAAAAATTCTGTTTGAAGAGATCAATGATCACTTGGATCAATTCAAACATCTCCCTACCTACGAATCGCTTGTCATCAACTTCACAGAATCCCGTAAACTGACGGAAGATCAAGTCAGAAAAGCGGTTGAAATGATTCGTGAAATCAACGCAGACAAAAATGATCCTACTGATGTAGATTGGCTCATCAAGCAAACTGAAAAATTCTGCCAAGATAAAGCAATCTACAATGCTATCATGAAGTCTGTTAAGATTCTTGATGATAAAGCCAACAAAGAAGACAAGGGCATGATACCAAAGTTGTTGAGCGATGCACTTGGTGTATCATTTGACAGGTCTGTTGGTCATGATTACATTGATGATTCTGACAATCGATTCGAGTTCTATCATCGACACGAAACAAAGATACCGTTTGATCTTGACTTGTTCAACAAGATTACTAAAGGTGGTCTGCCAAAGAAAACACTGAACATTGCACTTGCTGGCACAGGTGTCGGTAAATCTTTGTTTATGTGTCACGTTGCAGGTTCTTGTTTGGCACAAGGTTTGAATGTATTATACATTACAATGGAAATGGCTGAAGAAAGAATTGCTGAACGTATTGATGCCAATCTGTTGAACATTGATATTGCAGACTTGAACTCTATCAGTAAACAAGACTATGATCGAAAGTTCTCTGCTTTGAAAGTCAACACACATGGTAAACTCATCATCAAAGAATATCCAACTGCCGCAGCCTCAGCACTACACTTCCGTGCTTTGTTAAATGAATTGCAACTCAAGAAAAGTTTCAAACCTGACATCATCTTTATTGACTATCTTAACATTTGTGCAAGTGCCAGAATCAAGCCTGGTGCTAACGTAAATAGTTATTCTTATGTTAAGGCTATTGCAGAAGAATTGAGGGGTCTGGCCGTCGAGTTTGATGTTCCCATAGTATCTGCTACTCAGACTACCAGAAGCGGCTTTACCAGTTCGGATCCAGGCTTGGAAGATACGTCAGAATCGTTCGGTCTGCCAGCCACAGCCGACTTTATGTTTGCTTTGATAAGTACCGAAGAGTTGCAACAATTGAATCAGATACTAATTAAGCAACTAAAGAATCGTTACAATGATCCCAACTATTTCAAGCGGTTTGTCGTGGGTATTGACAGAGCCAAGATGAAACTGTATGATGTAGAACAGTCGGCACAAGAAGACCTTGTGGATTCTGGTCAAGTTGACGACAAACCTCTGAATAGTTTTGGCGAACGTGAACGTCAGTCAGGAATGAAAAATAAGTTCGGAGGCTTTAAAGTATAAATACTCTAATAACAACTGAAAGGATGTTTAATGAGTGCAGCCTCAGATAAATTCGAAGACGATGTTGCCAAGAATATTAACAAAATTCCTGGTATCATGGCAAAAAGACCCAAAGTCAGCACAGAATATTCTGATGTGTTGATGGAATATAATAGAATGAAAGTGTGGATTGAAGTTAAAATGTCACATACTGATAATCTCTCTAATCCACGGGTTTACTATGAGAAGGGTAAGTGGCATACAACTTATAAGACTCCTGCTGCTCAACATACGGTCGAAATTTTAAATAAGTCCGCCCAAGCAAAGAAGTTTATCAAAGATATCGCAAAGTTTTCTGGTATACCAGAAAAAGTAATTAAGATACCGACAACAAAAAGTGGACTAAAAGAAGAGGGTGCTGTGCCACTGAGTGTTATGAAAGCATACTTCAATCGACCAAGCGTCAATCGTTACATTGCTAATGAAGAAAATTATAATCTTGGCGATGTTGTAACTGAACATTATACAATTGGTAAAGCGGAGCCTGCATATTACATGCAAGCAGGTGATGACTTTTATATGATATCAAAAAAGAATCCACTTAAAATTAAAGGTATTCCAGTGTTAAGTGGATCTGGTGATTTTAAAGTTCGTGTTGCAACACGTTCGGAATTTTATGAAGTTCAAGCCGAAATAAAAATTAAGAAAATGCCAGACAGTAAATTTTCTGTGGCACCAGGCACGAAAAAACAAAACCCATTTCTAAGCATGTTAAAATGAAATTCATGGATTATTTAAAAGAGAGTAAAGAAGGCAAGAATGTTCATCTAGAACATCTTGAAGATAATATATTAAATGGTGGCGTATCAGGCGCACGTGAAGCAATAGAGTTTCTTCGTTCTTTACGCAATATGCTTGCTGGTCACACAGGCTCAAAAATGAATGTGACTACAAAGTGGGATGGTGCGCCTGCCATTTTTGCTGGTACAAATCCAGAAAATGGTAAATTTTTTGTCGGCACTAAATCAGTGTTTGCAAAAAATGCAAAATTGAATTATACTGATGAAGACATTGATGAAAACCATCCAGGTGAAGGTTTAAACCAAAAACTAAAACTTGCATTAGCATTTTTACCTAAGTTGGGTATTAAAGGTGTCTTGCAAGGTGATATGATGTTCAGTAAAGGTGACATCAAAAAAGAAACGATTAGTGGTGAAGAATATATCATTTTTCAACCAAATACAATTGTGTATGCGGTGCCGGTAAAATCAAAGTTAGCACAAACAATGTTGGCTGCACAGATTGGTGTCGTGTTTCATACATCATACTCTGGTAAAACATTAGAGACAATGAAGGCATCATACAATATTGATATTGGTCATTTGAAGCCAACAAAAGATGTTTGGTTTCGTGATGCCTCATTTACCGATGCATCTGGTTCAGTTACATTCACTGAAGAAGAAACAGCAGCGATTACAACGATTCTTTCAAATGCAGGTAGAATCTTTAACACAATACCAGCCTTGACATTGAATCGTATTGCTGCATCGGATGTTTTTCTTACACAGATTAAAACATTCAACAATACAAAAGTTCGTGAAGGTAAAAAGATTGCTGACACCAGAATTCATACACAAGAACTGATTAACTATGTTGAAGCAAAACTGAACAAAGAAATTCTGGCAGCAAAGAAAGAAGATACAAAACAAAAACGTATCAAAGAAAAAAATGAAGTGATGCGTTTCTATCGTTCAAATGCCCTGTATCTTAAAACCATATTCGATTTAATGAATTTGATCGTTGATGCCAAACTGATGATCATTCGTAAGTTAGAAACAATCAAGAGTATCGGTACATTTGTACGCACAGAAGATGGTTTTCGTATTACAGCACCAGAGGGTTTCGTTGCAGTTGATCATTTGGGTAAAGCATTGAAACTGGTAGATAGACTTGAGTTCAGTAGACAAAACTTTAACGCACAGAAGGCATGGGACAAATGAGTTACGACATTAATAAAATTTTAGCAGAGTATGCTGATGATGATTTTGGCTTCAGTGCCGTAGATGAAGTTGAATATCAAGCAGTCATTGCAGAAAAAGATGAAACTGTTGAAGAGTATAAAGAAAGACTTCAACAAGTAGAAAAGATTATCATGCCATTTTTGACAAATCTATATAAAACTGCAAGTCAGCCATACATTCACTGGCCTAATCGTGGACCAATTATTGAGAAACAGATGCAGAAAATTTTGACACTAACAAGGGGATAAAAAATCCATTTATATTATGGCTACAAGTTTTCGTTTTAATAATTTAGGTTATTTGATGACAGACATTAGCGATGAACTATCCGCTATGTTGAATGGTGAAGTCGAATATATTCAAAACAACTTTAAATCTGCTACACCATACAATCAATATTTGGCTGGTCATATTAAACATGAATATGAATTAGTTTCTTCAGTCAAAATGCTTGAAGATTTCGTTCTACCTCTGACACAAGAATATGATCGTTTTTTTGACTATAATTCAAGTGTAAACATATTGACTGATGATCTACCCATGTGTGTGAAGAATGCTTGGGTTAACTTTCAATCTAAAGGAGAATTTAATCCTACGCACAATCATGCGGGTGTCTATAGTTTTGTGATATGGCTAAAAATACCTTACGATATAAAAGAAGAGTTTAAAGTTTTTAGGCACGTGAATGATAAAGAAGATAAAATTCCGATGACCTCGGCATTTCAGTTTGTGTATGTAAACACTTTAGGTCAAACTGCTACTCAACACATTCATGTGGATAAAAGTTTTGAAAATAAGTTAATATTATTTCCATCGAAGTTGATGCACTGTGTATATCCATTCTATACTTCCGATGATTATAGAATATCTGTTGCAGGAAACGTTTCGATAAGAGCGAAATAGGAGAAAGAATTGATCACCATATCTGATACTGCGGTAAAAAAAATTAAATCTATCATTGCTGAAGAAGATCCTTCACTCAAACTGCGTGTATTTGTGCAGGGTGGAGGTTGTTCAGGCTTCCAGTATGGCTTTTCAATAGAAGAATTGCCGGCAGCAGACGATGACTTTACATTTGAAAAAGATGGTATTGGAGTTATTATAGATAGTATGAGTATGCAGTATATGAACGAAGCCGTGATTGACTATAAAGAAGATTTGATGGGTGCTTCATTTACAATCAAAAATCCAAACGTGACCGCAACTTGCGGTTGCGGTTCTTCATTCACGATATGAAAACATTCAAAAATTTTTTAACAGTTGACAAAAAACAACCACAAGAGTTTGTGTCTAAGGCAGGAGGTGGTGAGTGGGGAAGACCCGAACTCACTGCTAAATATCTTGAGGACACACCAGGTCAAAGCACACAACAATATAAAAAATATTCTACAAACTGGAAAACAACCGACATAAAATAAATTACTGGAGACATTATGAAAGATGTGATAGTGGGATGCTCAACAAACTACGATTGGGCAAAATTAAAATATTGGATTAATTCCATCAACGAATCAGGTTTTGAAGGTGATAAAGTCCTGATTCTCATGAACTGCGACAAAGAAACTGTACAAAAGGTAACAGACGCAGGCTTCTCAATCATTGCATTTAACCAAGACAAAGACGGCAATCTTACTTATCAGTCACAACTGATGGTGCATGTGGAACGTTTTATTCACATCTACAAACTGCTCAAAGATAATGACTATCGTTACGTGATTACTACTGACGTAAGAGATGTTATCTTTCAAAAGAATCCCGTTACATGGTTAGAAGAAAATCTCTCTAAACAAGAAGATTTGGTATTTTCTTCTGAAAGCATGAAATATAAAGATGAGCCATGGGGCCGTGAGAATATCACACAATGTTATGGCCAAGGCATCTATGAAGATTTTAAAAACAACACAATTTTTAATGTGGGTGTTCTTGCTGGTCGTGGTTATGCAATGAGAGATTTAGCATTACAACTATTCTTAAACTGTATCAATAGACCAATACCGATTGTTGATCAAGCAGTATTCAATGTAATGATTTCGAGACATCCATATATTGATTCGTCGATGTATACTCAGTCGGAATACGGTTGGGCATGTCAATTAGGTACAACTGCCGATCCAAGCAAAATAGATTCGTTCAAACCTTATCTATTAGAACCATCACCGAAATTAGAAGGCGATAAGGTTGTAACTTCAACAGGAATAGAGTATACTATTGTACATCAGTATGATCGTGTGCCAGAGTGGAAGAAAGTAATTGAGGCAAAATATGACGACAAATAGAATTAAAGAATTATTTTGGGAATTAGAAAAGCCATCTACAAAATGGTCAGGCTACTTTGATGTTTATGAAAGACATCTGAAAAAGTTTGTCGGTAAAGCACCACGCATCTTAGAAATCGGTGTGCTTGGTGGTGGTTCAATTGAAATGTGGCTAAAGTATTTTGGACCAGATACTTCGGTCGTAGCGGTTGACATCAATGAAGAGTGTTTGAAATATGAATACACTGGCGATGTTAAAATCGTGATGGGCGATCAAGGCGATCCCGCTTTCTGGTCAGAATTTCTCAAAACACAAAACAAATTTGATATTGTGATTGATGATGGCTCACACGTTATGAATCATCAAATTACAACATTGAATAGTGTATTTCCACATATCAAAGAAGGTGGTGTGTATATTTGCGAAGACACTCACACAAGTTATTGGCCACAACCATGGGGTGGTGTATTTCGTGGTGCTGGCACATTCACCGAACACGCCAAACGTGTAACAGATATTGTAAATCAACAACATTTTCAAGGCTCACCAATTTCTGATGAAGCACTTGCTGTATATAATAATCTTTATTCCGTATCATTCTACAATAGTATGGTTGTGATGGAAAAAGAACAACTGAAGCCATTTGGCATCACAGACAACAAAGCAAACGTAGGAAAAGAACTATGAAAATAGCACTATGCATCTCTGGTCAACCAAGAATGTGGGAAAAAGGTTTTGAGTACCACAATCTAAACATTATCAAAGGCAACGATGTAACTGTGTTTTTGCATTCGTGGGAAATGCCTGCTGAACAAATGCAAAGCATTTCAGAAAAATATAATGCAAAAAGTTTCATCACATCACCAAATCCCAACATCGATTTATCAAAGTATACTAACACACCGCCACCATCACCAAACTGGAAAGTAAAAGACGGTCGCATGTCAACGTGGGCGCAGATGTTTGCTATCTACGAATGTATGCGTACAAAGCGTGAGTATGAAGAATATCATAACATGAAGTTCGATTGGGTTGTTCGTTCACGATTTGACTTTGCAATCAATGTTCGTATTCCTTTCGACACATTGAATCCAAACAAACTTTATATTCCAAACTGCCGTATATCACCCAATCGTGATTTTGGCAATGATCAGTTTGCGTTCTCTTCTTCAGAGAACATGGACAAGTATTCGTATGCATATCAGCACTATGATGAATTCTACAACAACGGTGTACAGTTCATGATGGAAGATTTCATGAGTGCCAACTGGAAACGATATGGTTTAGTTGGTGAAAATCTAGTGTACTGTGATGTCAATCATCCATTCTCACCTGGTGAGTATAATGGCACATGGCATTCACTGTTACGAAATGATATGGAAGAATGGCTGAAATGAATCTCATAATCTGCATGGCGGGTTATAACACCCGCTTTCATGATGTTGGCTTTGACATACCAAAATATCTTTTGCCTTGGAATGGCAAAACAATCATATACGATATTTTGAAGAATCTTGGTTGGGTTAATCAACTGATTCTTGTGGCCAATAAGAGGGACATTTATTTCAAAGATCAACTTGTTGAAGCAATTAAACCACTGGGCTGGAATGAAAGTAACCTTCTGTATATTGGTGATACAAAAGGTCAAGCACATACAGCAGCGATTGGTATTGAGCAACTGAATAACAAATACTTGCCAACATTCGTTCACAATGCAGATACAATCATCAAGGGTCGTCGAATAGATTTTATTGCTGATGACTTAACTGCAAAGCATGATGCATACATTGATGTATTTGTAGGTAACTCACCAAAATATTCTTATGTCCGTGCATTTGAAAACACGGTAATTGAAATCGTAGAAAAGAAACAAATCTCACCATATGCATCGTCGGGTTTCTATGGTTTTCTGACCGGTCATCTTTACCTAGAATATTATAACAAGTTAGCCGAAAAAGATGGTGAATTATATATTGCAGATGTGATACAAAGTATGATACAATCTAATAAACAAGTATTCATGAATCCTCTTGGTAGTAATCAAGAAACGATTGTACTAGGCAGTCCTCAAGAATACGGTATTGAGATAGCAAGGCAAACACTAGGTGCAAAATGAAAACTATATCATTGAAGGGTGGTTCGTTAAGTAGGACCTATTGGTTACCAGATGAAAAAATTGTACGAAAAGAAATTTCACGTGTAGAAAATCGTGAGTATGGTTTCATGCGTTGGTATTCTCAGTTGAAGAAATTACAAGAGTATAACACATTCTATCCTGGCTTATTTCCTAAAGTTGTAAATGTAGATTCGAATAAGGCAAACGCATGGTTCGACTTAGAATATCTTGAAGGCTTTCGTGATGTTAAAACTATTCTCAGTAAAGATGTACTGAGTGAAGAACAAGTCTTCAGAATAAGTAAAGCAGTATGGAAAGGTTTGAACACACTACATTCAATCAAAAAAGAACCTATTCCAGGCGCACCAAAACTTTACTTTGATGAAGAGATTGACCAGAAGATTGCTGATGCGATAAGTCTGCCATCATTCAAAGATTTCTTTTATCGTGGCACTTATGGTTTTAATGGTGACCTTGTTGTGGGCATTGGCGGCTATCTTCATGGTTTGAAAGAATACTTTGCTGAATTAGAAAACGACGAAGAGTGTAACATACACGGTAATCCTACACTCGAAAACATCATGTATTCATTTGAAGAAGACCGTGTAGTTTTTATTGATGTATACGATGAAAGCATGTGGAATACAAAGTACCTTGATTATGCACAAGTGCTTCAGTGTTCACGTAGCCACTATGGTTTCATCAATGACCGTGATGTTCGTGTTATAGGCATTGATTTGTTTAATCCACATGGTGGCACAGAACACTTCGACACATTCAATAAACACTTTATCTCTGAGTTGCCAGAAGACAAAATGAAACTCATAGATATAC